CGAATGTCTGGTACCACAAAATCTGACGTGCCACCAAGGCCATCCTCTTTGTAGAGGCTAACTATCTTAGCGGATATGGCATCGTCAATCGCCTTCAGTGCATCTTGCTTCTCTTCCTCAGATGCTGTTGTATTCTCGCTAACTTCAAGACCAGCTGTGGTAGACCTCATGCTATAAAGCTCTGTTAGGCCGTAATTTATGCTACCTGGATTATTCACGTGCTGTGTGTTAAACTCAGACATAAATCCGTGAATGGACATTCCTGGGTATCTCTCCACATATGCATACATCCACCTCTTGAACTTCTCGATGTTAACCTTGAACTGCGCGATTGAGCTAAGACCTCTAGCTGCAGCAGCCTGACCATTAAATCGATAGAACATCATCTGCACCTCGTCATAACGGCCACTTGCAGCAAGAGGATAACCCACAAAGTTACAGAAGAGCTTCCCTAGGGAAACATACCTCACGTTTTCAGTCTCTGACCCCTCCACACCCTCTCTATCCTCCTCTGCTGATGTCTTGTCCTCAGCGATGAAGGGATCTATGATCTCTTCCTCTCCGAAGTCACCGGTCAGAGCCTCAAGCTTCTTGTCAAGCTCCAGCATAAGAGTGTTCTCAGTTTCAGATAGCTCTCCTCCTGCCCCGTCTGAACCCACCAGCTCGTCCATTAATTCAGCTAGGGGACCTGGATCAACCTCGACGCCATCCTCGTCGTTTGTCTCTGCTTGAGGTCGAATCACCTCTAGAAACTTATCATATAGCTGTCGCGAGATAACTGAGCTGGGAGAGGTGGCGTTATTAAGATTTATGTTTATCTTTTTAGATATGTCAGTTTGCTGCTCATCTGTTACCTCTCGATCTTCCCGCATCTTCTTTGATAGATAGGAGGTGATCATGGGCTTAAACATGTTCAGGGGAATAACGTTTCCAGTCGCCAATGGAATCGACTGGGCATCTGCTCCTCCTCTCGACGCTAACCTAACTGTCACCTTCACCTGACCGTCATTTTGAATGCTAAAATTAGATGCCACGATGTTAAATGTATGCACATCTCTCATCGCATTTAGCATCTTACCAAATGCATTGTCACTAGCTGGACCACCATCTGGATGAGACCACCCATACTCCACCACAAGGTAGGTGGCAGCGAAGAGGTCAGCAGCAAGAATAGGAGCGATGTCAGCCATTCGAGATCGATCATGAAGGGTAAACGTTAAAAGTGCGGTCCTATTAGCTAAAAGACCCCGACCCTTTCCAGCCATAGTCACCTTAAAGCTATCTAGTGTAGCAAGAGGAACGAAAGGATCTAGAACACGACCTGCAGTGCCACCATAAGCATTTCCATCTCCGTCAAACGAGTTAATATTTGCATTAACCATGGTCTGCGGTGAGGTAAACAGCTCCATCCCTGCACTAGAGACAGATGTGTCAAATAACTCATCAGATTCAGTTGACGCATCTGTGTAGGTGAACCCAGCAAACTGTGTTGAAAGCGGAAGAGGCAATGCATCTCTCAGGCCTGCCTTATCATTATCTGCATTATTCATTCCAAGAAACCTAAGGATAGATAGCTGTCTAGTCCTAAGGCCTAGAATGGGCGGCACCACAGATTGAAACTTTATGTCAAGAAAAGGAACACATCGTGACATCTCCTGGGTGGGTATGGCATTTGCAAAGAGAGCAACAGCAGGAGCATTTCGTGTTGGGAGTCCTAGCCTAAGGTTTGGAAACTCAAATGCGGCCAAGGTGCTAAACCCNTATCGAGTGGGAGATCTACAGTTTCCTGCGACATTAACATACACAGAGTCAAAGCTTTCAGGATCNGTAGGTTCATTATTTTCATATTTTGAAATTCTAACCGTTTCACGTATGCTTTTATCACTTAAGAACGACATCTGCCCNGATTCTGCTATCTCATCCGGCTCAAAGTAGATCTTAATGTGACTCTCTAGTCCCTCATACTGGACTCCTTCAACTGCGGAATCAACATCAAATCTTTCTAATCTATCTCCGCTAAGAAGATCTGCCACAAAATAAGCTCCCTCTGAATTGTCAAGCAATAAGGCGACCAGATTCTCTATCACATCTGCTGGGACATCCGTGCTTTGCACCTCAGTTCCCATTCCAGCAGTTGCGAGTGTAAGGATTGCTGCTTCNTCTCCCGTAGATGCTGAGATCATCGATGAGATGATGTCACTTCTCCCCAAGAACGTAAAATAATTCCGTAGCTCCCTAACTGCTGCGGAAAGAAGTGTAACTGAGTCTGTCTGGGTTGTTGACATGCTATCTCACAAACTGAAATACCTTAGAGACATCGCTGGGAATTCTAAGCAATGTACCTTCTGGCACCTGTAGACCCCACCCGATGCCTGAGGCTGCTGCTATCACCCACCACAGGGATGAAGTTCCATACACCTCACCGGCGACGTGATCTAATCGAGTGGCCTCTTGTACGACTCGGGTCGTGTGGGAAAGAATTCCCTGGTCAACAGCAAAATAAATCTTATATGACACCTTAGAGGAGCTAACTGCTTGTCTTCCTAATATCTTGGGTGAAAATGCATATCTGCTTGTTGCCATATTAGTTCTCCTCTGGGTTATCTGACACTGTTCCTAATCTACCAGCTTCTGTGTATCCCCACTTAGATGCTAGACCGTCATCATTGTAAGGATCTCCTGCCACATATCTCATCACGTCTCCCACATTATAAACAGGAGCTCTATTATAGCCGGAGTGATCCAAGCCGGGTGGAATGTCATGGATGACGTTAAATGACATGCTTACCTTACATGCCATGGGTGCTCTAGAGTTCCAGTCTGTCTCCCAGGGAAACTCGAGCCACTCAAAATCTAATGATGATATCACCCCCGCAAGCCCTCGCCCACGAGCGCTCTCAAAAGCCTTGACAATAGGATTGTTCTCACTCTTCATAAAGTCTGCAGCTGCTGTAGNATTTAAATCCAATAGATCTGCAGGTGCTCCAGTTGCTTGCGCTACAGCATTTAAAGCTGCCNGGGCGAGAGCATCGCCCACACCAGGGAGACCGGAGATGAAGGGCATCACAGTTGAATTAAAGAGCACATCTGGATCAGGCATGATGTCAGAGTGTGACACCAGAAAGACCTTTCCCACCATTCGGGCTGGCGCATTAAGATCCACTACCACCACCCTATATTGACGCTTAGTCTTGGGCACACCGCTAGGGGTAGGGCCCTTAAAGACATAATTCTGCTGTGCGTCGCCGCTATTCTGAAGTGTTTGATCGATCTTGGCACCGCGGACCCGCGACCCTGGTCTTCCAATGATCATCACCTTAAAGGGTCGCATCACCCGATAGCTAGATCCGGTTGATTCCTCAAGAACGTACTCAGTTCCAGAGGTGGCTCGAAGATATTGAATTGTTCCAGGAATATATCCGCCTAGCTCTGAGGATACCTGATTTACTCCGGCTATCAAAGACTGCGCTATTCCGGCAACCGTAAGTGACATCGGCACTGGATTCTGAACAGAGTCAGGATCTCTAAGCTGCGTAAGAATGAGAGCCATGCCAGCAGGATTAGCAAATCCACCTCCCATCAGACCGGAGNCNANGGCNGCNTCTCNNCGCTCCATTCCAGCAAGAGGGGTTCCAAATAGCTTGTAAAATACTTTATCAAGGCCTNNGCGTGTCTGATTAGATGTTCCAAAACTCTCCACTGCGGACGCGTCCGCTGAAAATCCCTCAGCGTCAAATGCATAGGGATAGACGTCGCTATCTCCGATTCCAAATATCCTAGCAAGGTTAAACTTTGAGTAATTCCCCTTAATCACATCTCCGACGCGAAGNCTGATGAGAGGGCTTGCCCCCATAACCTGGCTAAAGGGCTGCACAAATACTGATGTGTTAGGACCCTCTGTCTTAGAGACCTTTGTCCCCTGCGTCCACTGTGGGTAGACCAGAGTCACCAGCTTATTTATCTTCCACCACATNTCATTGAAATCTTCCTTGGAGGTAGATACAGCATAAAATGTAAGGCTAACACGCCGATTCGTGTTCTGATAGACCTGTACTGGATCTATTCTTCCATAGCCTCTCACTGAGCTATAGTTAGGACTATACCGATCGCTTAAGCTTCCCAGGAAGGCATGAAAAGCGATAATCTCATTTGTTCTGATGTCGTGAAAATAGAACGGAACGTACTCTGCGTCAAGCTGATTCTCAAGCCTTTCCACGACGTGACCCGGGATCCTAGCATTAGCCCCTTCCATATTAGGATCTATATAAGTCTTAGTTGCAAGCTCTCGGTTGGTCATCATTCCTTTTAATGGATTTGCTCCATTTGACAATGTGCCCAGGTCAATGGCTGTGTTAATCACGTTTCTAGGAATGAGGTAGGCTCCAGGTGCTGAGCTTCCGCGCCACGCTAGCGACAAGCTTGTCTGTCCCTGTCCACTTCGGCTCTTGGATATTCGAGTAGCTGGGCCATCAGGTAGAAGATCAACATTTCGTGGGCCCACCTTGTGGGTAGCAGCGTTTAAGTTCTTATTACCTCCTGTCATCTTAAGGAAGATATCTCCCACAGTGGCAGCAACATTTAAAAACCCGATGATCTTCGTTCTAGAAAGGGTAAAGAGAATCTCAGTGATAACACCTGGACCAGCATTGGCACCAGTTGCAGTCGCAAGTCCTGTACTAAGAAGATTAGCATTTCTAAGAACTGTTCGAGCCACAGCAAGCCAATAGCCTGGTGCCTCCTGTATCTGTTGATAGTTTTCTATCTGCTGTGAGTCAGCAGAGCTCATCTTAGCTCCCTCAGAAAAGAGAACCTGGAGTCCCATCTCAACACAGTCATCATAATTATGTTCGGTAGAAACTATAACGATCTTTCTAAAGAGCTGAAATTTTGCTTCGAGAGCGATGTCGCTAGATTCTCCAGCAAAGTAGGGTCCTCTGTGCAATTTAGCTCTCGCTCCAATGCTATTCGTTATCTGCGTCAATGTCTCCTTTGCTGCTGTCATCACCGCAACAATGGCAGCAGTGGCTTGTGCAACTAAAACATCTCGATTGGTAATGGATTGAAATCTTAGATCATCAGTATAGGTGGACCCAAAGGAGAGTGAATAAACATTCTCAGCCCCTTCTTCGACAACAAGATCATCGTGTGTGAGAAGGTCACCCCGGCCAGCTCGAGTTGATAGTCCATCCACNNCGCGTTCAGGTGCACCTGCAGCATTCATCGCACGAAGAACGTCAGGATCAACAGTTCGAAGAAGATCAGAATGATCGTGATTAGCTGAGGTCGTGTATAAAAAATTATCAGGATCGCTGCTGCTACCGGGTGTATAACTGACATCCCATCCAGCAGACTTTAGCATGAGTGATGCACCAACATTCTTAAGATTATCGAGTATCATTGTCACAGCGGACTTATCATAATCTCCAAGCAAAGACTGAGACGTTGTGGTGCCTGCATCATCCTCACCGGCATCAAAATCAGTAGCAGATGTGGGATTAGGAGCGAAGGCTTTAAAATTAGCTCGTGACGGATTGAATCGACTGTTTTCAGTCAAAAAGTTCTCAACAGTCTCTTGNGCCACAGACTCNGGCTCATAAGAGGTNGCNTCAGCCTCTGTAATGCCGCTTTGCGGAATGACATCAGTACCTTCTATGCTTGAGAGAAGAGTGTTTCCTGAATGATCGGGGTGACCAGCAAATGTGCTCGGGTCATCCTGCATCCTGGGGGAAAGTCTTCCTGTTTTATCGATGATTTCATCGAGGTTTTCTCCAAACATTCCGCTGTTAGAGTAGGATGCCATCACTGACCCTAATGTATCTCCATTTCGGATAAAAGGTCGTTCCACTCCCTGATCCTCAGCCGGAACAAGTACCTCACCCCGATTTGAAGATGCTGCCTTTTCATTGCCGCCCTGTAAGGTAAAGAGGTTATCAGAGTNACTAATTAAAAACTGTAAATAATCTCCCAACAATCCTGGGCTAACTCCGGAGGACTGTAGATCTACGAGATCTCTATTGGTGCCGGGATCTACGCCTAGATCATCTCCTGCATCAAACGACTGATTTGAGTTATCGTCAGATATCGTNTAGGTGATCATGTCGGAGGTAGCTCCGATTGAGATCAAAAAATCTTTTAGAGTTTCTCGTGCCACGCTTCTGTCCCTTTTCCGGCTAGAATGTCATCAATTGACTGAATGATCTCATCTAATCCTTCTTGTGTAGAGATCTTGGCGCAAAATTGCTCAATGATCTTCTCATACTCTGCTGCAATCGCTTTTGAGTTTTCCTCAACAAGGTGGCGCTCTTCCTCAGTCAGACGAGATATAGAATCCTGATAGACCTTGTTGGCTTTAATGTTATCAATCACGCTCATTTAAATCTCTAGCTATAGGTATCGCCTTAGTTAAACTAGCCTGTGCTTGTTACGACTCTAAGGTTATTTTTCTTACTTAGCCCATTGATGGGATCGGTTATGTAGTCTATCAAAATATCACCGTCAAGAGTCACAGTGGTCTGGACAGGCGTGCTTGCTGTGTCACCCGTTAAATTATCATTGAGCGTTGAAATCTGTGTAACGAGCTGCTCAGTAGCAACTGTCTGACTTCTAATTACTTTAGTGTGCGCAGCAGAGACTCCGCTTGCTGCGGAGTCACCTGCGGCAGCTGCACCTTCTTCAGCAGTAGCCTCAGCCTGCACCCTTTTCTCATGAGCTGTAAGAAGNCTCTCTTGCCTAGCCTCATATGATGATGCACTGATATCCATCTGGCCTCCCAGATAGGCATCCATCTCCTCAGCACTAGCAATTCCCACGTCCTTGAAGTCCTTCATGGCTGCCTTAGCGGCGTCTACGCCAATTGCTGCCTGCCACTCAGAGTAAGAACCGTATTCCCGCTTAAGATTCTGGAGATATCTACTTGAGCCGGCCTCTGCTGCTCTCTCGCTTGCACCCTGCGACGCAGCGCTGCTCTCAAGCATTGCCTGTGCCTGTTGCTCACTCACCGCATACACTGACTGGATATTCTGGATGGCTTCATTCTTCTGTTCCTCAGACATCTTGCTTAGAGAGCCATAGGAGTAACCCAGCTCGGTAGCGACCATGCTATAGTAACTTCCTTGCTTCTCAAGCTGCTCCCTGAACTGAGCATCAGTGAGAGCAGTTTCGCTATTTTTCATCTCCTGATATTCCTTCATAGCATCTTCTGACATTCGAAGGTAGGCAGAATTATGTGCCATCTGTGAGGACTCTATCTCACTATTGGCGACCTCATTTACCTTTATCAGCTGTTCAAGCCTGTTACCATAAACGTCTGCCAGGACCTGAGCATTCTCCTGCCCCAGCTCCTTGATCGCATCAAAACCAGCAGCAAAACCCGTGACCATTGACATGGCCACTGGTGATGCACTTCTTCCTGCTAGATCCGACTCCTCCCATATTTCTTCAAGAGAATCGACCATATCCTCAAACTGTTCCTCTACGGTGNCTATCCCAGAGCTCACACCGGTAGCAAGGGAGGTTCCCACCTCAGCAGATATGTCGCCGAATGCAGTTTTTGCTGCGGTGCCAACCGTGATCTCCATCCGCTTCGCGGCGTTCACCATATTGTTTTCTGTGTCTTGGAAGGCTCTCGCCAGGGGAATTCTAAGATTTTCCTCGATCGCTACCCGACTGGCTTCAGCTGTGACCTTGGTGATGTCATCGAGGGTGGCAATATCTTCCTTGATCATGTTAAGCCCCTCAGACACATCTGTCATGTCTGTGGACTCCTTCAGCTCCTCCATGCTAGAGATTGCTTTTGTAGGATCAAGGAATCTCTCTACAGCAGCTGGGTCTGAGAGATTAAGAGTGTCTTTGATTAGCTGCTTCTCAGCAAGACTCATGTCATGGACTGACTTGCCAGTTGCGAGAAATGCCTCTCGCATGCGTTTCAGGAACGCCTCTTGGTCGGTGTTGGCAAGCTTCATCATCTCCATGGCATCCATCTGGACCCCAAAGACTGACGTTAGATCTCCAACAGCTGTGGCAGCAGACTCAAAACCCTGGAACTTGCCCAACATTCCGTCAAGCTCCTTGTACTCAATTCTTAGCTCTGCCAGGGAGCCAGCTATCCGTGCTGCCTCCTCCACACCGATGTTTCCATACCGCTCGGTATTTCTAATGATACCTTCAATTGACTTTGCGANGTACTTAGAGTTAACTCCCGTGGTCTTTTGTATAGCTTTGGAGAATGCACCAACCTCATAGAGCATGTCTGTGGTGGCCTGGCCGGTGGTGTCAACCGAACGTGAGACAAAAGTGTGAACCTCATCAGCAGTGAGACCTAAGCCCTTTCCAAACTCAAGCATCTCCAGAGCTGTAATATCGGTCGCATCTTGAAGTAGCTGGAGTCCGTCTACACCCTTTCTTGAGGAGTAATTCCAATACTCCATGGCNTTGCCAAAATCAGCAGTGATGCTATCAACACCCATTCCAGAAATCTTAAGTCTTTCATCTGTGGTAACTCTAAATTGAGCAAGAGATTTCTCAGATATATTAGCAGCCATCTCTGCCTGTTGGTTGACTGGCTCGAGAAGGTTAGGACCGAGCCCTCCAAAAAGCTCCTGAAGGTTGCGATATTCCGCCCTTAACGTGTCTGGAATCATTGAGTGCCAGGTCTCAGCTGCTTCACGGCTTGCCTTTGTAGCCCGTTCGAATCCAGTCTCCAGGGTGCCGGCTAGCGTAGTCGATGAAGCCTCGAGAGATGACGTCGCTGCATCTCCGGTAGCTGTGATATCGCTAGAGGCGCTGCCATGAGCGTCAGCGATTGCTTTAGTCTGATCAAGAGCTTTCCTCGCTTCCTCACCAAGATTAGCCCTCCGACCGGTTTGTTGTGCTCGCAGCTCAGCACTTATCAACGCCTCGAGAGTAACATTTTCTTGCAGAATTACTGTCTGCTTCCTGAGCTCCTCGTTAATCTGATTTATTAATCGCTGTTGTGTCGATAGATCATCATTAGCCACAGTAAAAACCTTCTCTGTAGATAAGTATTACGAACTTAACGCTGTCACTTAAAACTCTTAACCTCAGACTGCTCAATCATCTGTGCAACATCTCCCATAGGGATATCTCGTCGGTTAGATGACCTGTCCGAAGATTTCTTTCTTGCCTCAGCCTTATCCTTAAACTCCTTGGCAAGCCTATCTAGAAACCACACTCGATATGGAATAGGCAGCCTTCTTACGTCATTATAGGACATTCCCAGGTGAAACTGTAATAAAAATGCCTGNTCGAGGAAAGACTCCCTCCAGCTATTCCCTTGGCCAAAAAAACCCTGTACCCAGGGGTAACCCCACTTTAGATCCTTCTCCACACTGCGAGCACGCCATCCAGGTCGACATGTCGATCCCCGGCTCATTTTTCTCAATGAATGAACGTAGCGCCCGGGAGTCTCGAGCAGGCATATTTTTCACAAACATATTAATCTTAGTCCTGTCTGTGATGCCGTCAACTGAAACAATTGTCTGTTCTAGTCGAGAAGTAACCATATTGTCTATCTTAAGATCAGGCATAAGTTTCTTGCGACGCTCAGCGAGCTGATTTCTTTCCTCCTCATCTGCCCCTGTTAGAAACCTAAAGTGAACCCCTTTCCGAGTGACAGGTAGCGTAAATGAAAATAAATTCTCTCCTTCTCGAACTGGAGCTATCTCAAGCCGCTTAATCTCAAGGCCGGAAAGATCAAAGGCATACATATTCGTAGCAGAACACTCAGGACAACTTGCCTCAGCCCTGTAGGTTGTACCGTAACCTGTGATTCGAATCGAAACCATTAGAGCGTTTCTATCACCCAGCAACATTTCTCTCGTACTAACTGTCTTATCAAGAAGACATGACTGAAGAAGGTTGGTTATAACTGTCCCTTGCATTATCAGGGCACGTGAGGCGAGAATATCCTCCTCTTGCGCTGTCATAGCCTTTATCTCAAGACAATTTTTACCATAAAGAGGGCTATCTTGAGGATACACCTTACCCTCAGAAGGAATGGGAACCACCTCGATCGGGACCTCCCACCCAAAATCATCCTTCATAACATTATGTGTCTGGAGCTCCTTAGGAACTCTAGTCTCACTGCCTGGCACCTTTTCTCCTACAGATATCTTAAACTATACACGAGACATCTATTAAAGTAAACAATATCCTTCCGAAAGAATATTGAGAGAAAATTTAAACGTTTAGAACTGAAGAACGCAGTTATCAAATCTAAGTGTTAGAGAGATCTCAACGGGATCAGATTCATTATCATAAGTCAGGGTATTAAAGTTAGCACTTGTAATAAATGCTCCTTTCATGTCCCAGAGCTCAACCACAGTTCCGATAGGATCCAGAAGCTTAATCTGGACGTCTCTCTTGTAAAAGTCTGCATATCCTGCACGTCCTGACACAGACTCATAATGGGTTCGCACCCACTCCATCACCTGCTGTGCACCAGAGGGAGCTATTGGGTCATGCAATGTGATTGACATATCACTAAAGGTTAGTCTTCCTGCAAGATATCTCTTTGCATTAATAAAAGGAATCTCCTTCTCTGCAATCGCCATTTGTGGTCTAGCTGCAGTCTTCATTAAAAAGGCATCGATGCCTTCCATAGCAAAAACCCATCGAAATTGTCTCTTAGGCTCAAACTTATTGGGAAGCATGTCTGTTACAGATAGTGTTTCAGCCATTTGTTATTACTCCTGAATCTATTCTTAAGTATCTAGCTTGCATGATTTCTTCTACGCATTTTCAAATGCGTCTCCTGCGTTGGTGACAACAAAGTCAAGTGCAACAAACTCTGCTGTCCTAGTGGGTTGGAGGAATATCTTTCCTCTAAGTGTGTTATTCTCCACATCTGCTTGAGTTGTCGTTGTTGAATCGATTATAACCTTGTATCTATCGAGACCACTTTTCTCCTGTACGCTTTGCAGTATGGGATTAACAAGAGCATTAAATCGATCAAGTGTCTCCTGCCTGTTAGGTTCAAACAATAAGGTATTTGCAACATTTCTAACACTGCGTCGGATGTCAATAAGAAGACGTCTAACATTAACTCTGTCAAGAGAACTTTGTGTGGCCAGAAGAGTCTTCTGTCCAAAGACCATCACGCCAGTGTTGGGGAANGCCACAATGGGGTTAATATCAGCATCATAGAGATCATCCATGTTGGCCTTGTTTAATCCCACCTTAGCGAACAATACATCACCCATGGCGCCTCTGGTGAAGCCAGCAGGAGCAAACCAGGGGTATCCTATCGCATCATTAAGAGAGAATGCCCCAAGAACAGAAACTGAGGGAGGCACCTGAACATTTGTCAAGGTTGTCGGATCAGTTATGACTGTGTCAGGGAAGTAGGCTGCAGCAAAAGATGTATTTAAGCTTCTATTGTTAAATGCCGTCACTGTGTTCTTAACATTTGCGCGGGATGCAGATGATGTTATAACTGTATTGAGCTCATCTCTCTCCTCTACATCCATAATATACATCGCATCAAATCTGCTCTCAACTGTATCAATAGCATAGTCAGAGATTGAGGAGTGTCGCATCCCAGGAATTGCAAGAAGCTTGATGTCAACATCTGCCTTAGTTCCCATGATATCCAGTGCTTTCCGATAGGCAGAGACAGTAGGGCCGCTCTTTCCGCCCTGAAGCGTGGAATCATCCATCTCTCTCTTGGCTGCGACGTTTAGGAGTCTGACCTTATCTTCATTAAAGATGTTGACTCCATCAAACCCTCCCTGGAGGAAGAGAGTGAACTTAGCAAACTTTCTATTTCCCTGTGCATTTAAGTCCGAAATCTTAAAGGCCCGTGTCTTGTTAGCTTCACTTGTCGATATCGATCCGTTTCTCACATAAGAGGCACTGACCCACTCAGTGGTATCTGCAACTCCATCAGAGCCAGTTCGTACCTTTATGCTCTCTAGCGTGAAGATGTTATTATTAAACCTATCACAGTCAAAAACTGTTCCTGCAACATCTGCCTTTCCAGGATTATTTCCAACAGAGACATTTCTATTAGATAGCTGGAAGGTCGGGAAGTAAGAAGCCATGCTGTAAAGCGTCTGGTTAATCTCTGTCACCATATTTTTCTTTGAAAGGGACTTCTTCTGTGTGAACTGAACTCCCCAATAAAGTGAGGAGTTGGCCCTAAGGTTGGGTGCGGTTCCCACCTGGAGGCTTTCTCTCACGGGAACTGGAAGCTCCACAGCTCTCTTAAGTACATCAGCCGAGGTTGCAAACCCATACGAGGAAGCATCGCCAATGCCAGCAAGAGGATTGGATCCAGATGTAACAAGGTGATTCGGTCCTCTATATCCTACCGGCAATGCATTGTCTGGGATCTGGTCCGCCTTTAGCTGGTCACTTAATACAACCCTTATGTAGCTAGATTTGGACGGGTGATCTCCNCTCACAACGATCTTTTGAGATCCTGCAGGCTGATCAAAATCAAAATACGTCTGCTGATCACCAATAACCCGTGCCACATATCTGTCGGAGGTAGGATCTAGACTAAGACCCCTAAACTCCTCTAGCTTAACCTTAGCCTCATCATAGTCAGAGAATCTTCTTACAACTAAATCAAAGGTTCCAAANAGGTTTGTTGTAGACTTTGAAGGACTAAGATTCTCAATTGAGATCTTAAAGAGGGTATTGCTAAACTTACCATCAGCTATCGCTGCCACTCTAAAGAGATCATATTTGGTGCCACCAAAGTCCTGAGAGATTATGTAAGGTGACAGAGGTGAACCAAATCTATCCTCAAAGCTCTCATAGTTGGGAACCTGGGCAGCTCCTGTGTTTCTAGCTAAAGATCCTGTGGTTAAAAATCCTATTGACTGGTAACGGTCATCACCAGTCTTGTTTTTCGCATAGTCAGATNAAGAGATGACACCGGTACCTGTGACAACTGCGAGGGAGGAGTGGATGTCATATCTAGCATAGAGATAGTGCCCCCTGCTCTCCATGTCATATGGGTTGGTATTTAATACGTTTCCAAAATAATTTGCTGCCTCTATGTCAAAAGATGCTGTAAGNGCACTGGGTGAAGATGCTGTGCCCTTATGACCGTTAAGNAGAAGGGTAAAATCCTGTGTTCTCCTGTCTACTGATCCAGTAATGCTACCGCGCATTCCTAGTGAGAATGCCTCTCCCTCTCGTGCCACATAGGTGCTAGCGGGGGCGCTGCTGTTCGTATCCCAGTTTCCGGAGAGGTGAGCCACCACACCCGACGGTGTCATCAAGACACCTCTCACTATGGGATGAGCTGATGCCGAATGCTGAATATTTGCAGCAGAAAATACTGTGCTACCTAGNGACTCTGACATAAAACAGCCGAGAAAATAGGTTCTGCCTAGTGATCCGCCTGCATTGGCATAGACATTGTTACCCACATTTCCGTTTGCCTGTGGAAGCCTATCTCCAACAACAAACCCGGCATTTGTCACTGCACCAGAGTCAGAGCTTCGCTGCTTTCCATCTCCGGCACCCAAAACCCTGATATATGTCAACGCCTTCGCATTCTTAAGGAATTGAACAACAGCAAGCGGGCCAAATTTCTCTCCATCGGTTGCACCGAATATGAGAGAGAATGTGCTATAGTCTGCTACTGTTACAGGAACAAACGCTGGCCCTTCGTTTGCAGTTCCAATAACGCCAGCTGGGACTCCTACCGGACCAACTGCAGAGGGCTGCGAAAGGTCAATCTCGTTTGTTGAAACGCCTGGACTTCTGAATGTTACCTCAGCCATTTATTTTCTCCAAATCCGTGTCATTAATATCTATCTCCTACTCGAAGCTTACGCCGGCATTCGTGATGATAAAGTCAATTGCAATAAACTCCACAGCCCTCGTGGGAACCACGACTATCTTACCGTTTAGCCTGTTTCCTTCCACATCTTCCTGTGTGTTATTGCTAGAATCCATCACCACCTTGAACTGATCAATTCCTTGCTGGCTTTGAACTGTTGCAAGAAGCGGAGTTACCTGTGAAACAAACCTTGCACGCGTCTCAGGAGTATTAGATTCAAAAACTATCTTATTTGCAACATCTACAACTAGACGTTTTACCTCTAAGAGCATTCGACGAACATTAACTCTATCAAGAGCGCTCTTAGACATCTGCAAAGTTTTCTGTCCAAAGATTACAAATCCTGCACGTGGGAATGTCGCGATCGGATTAATTCTAGCATCGTAAAGTTCATCTCTATCCGACTGATTTAGCCTCACCTTTACGTTAGTCACAAAATCAAGAGCAGCNCTATTAAATCCTGCTGGTGCAAACCAGGGGTAAGCAATGCTATCATTATATGCCAAAGCACCTATAACAGCGATTGAAGCTGGGACTGCGACGATCGTATTGTTCTCCTCATCGTCAATCGATACATCAGGAAAATAGGTGGCCGAATAATTGTTATCTAGAGCTCGAGATTCAAGCTGCTCTAGAGTCTTAGTTACGTTAGGCACACCAGAGCTTCCAAACAGCCTGTTGGTATCCTTATCATATGCCGGTAAATCCTGAATGTAGAATGCCTTGGAATAATCAAGGAGACGCTCATGAACAAAGTCTGTGAGTGCTCCGTCTCTAATTCCAGGAATCATAAGGATGTTTACTCGTGATACCATCGGATCTGTTAGAATTCTCGCTGCTGTCCTATAAGATGCAACAATATTGCTTTTCTCTCCCGCTCCAAACTGATTATTGGTGCTTAACCCTATGTCTAGCGGACTTCCATCAGGAGAGGCGGGNGGGCTAGATATTGAAGCCATGCCAGCTGAGTCAGAAGACGACGCCTTGTCATCCATTNGAGCCATGTTAGCATCTAAAATGTTTACTCCATTAAATCCACCATACATAAAGTTGGTAAACTTAGTGTATTCAGTAAATTTGTTAAAGTAGACTGAAGATGTCATCGCTGCCACAGAGGCTAGCGTAATTCTGTTTCCTCTCTTAACATCCTCTGAGACTGTATAGTTTACAGCATCAGGTCTTCCGTTTCTAATATAAGCAGATCCNAGAATGTGCTCCTTAGCAGTTCCTGTAAGAACTGTATTGGCTGTCTTAGCAAGATCAGCGACCCCATCTGTGGTCGCAATCACGTTGGGCAGTGCGACTCGAGCTAGGGTGAACTTATTATTATTAAACTCATCTGCACCGGCACCGGTCACCAGCGTATCTAGCTTTAAGATACCAAGAAACTTTGTGTATTGCTCAATGAGCGGATTCGGTATGCTTGATGCATT